TTAGTAACTAGTAGCTTTCCAACGGCATCAGGTTACATTCGAGATATGTCAACAACCGTTGACCCTTACTTTTTAAGTTCGACCAATTCAGGTGGCGGCTCTACTACTTACATAACAGATTATCATTATGCATCGGCGTCAAGCAATCGGGTTGTGCTTGTGGGCGGTAGTGCTGTTGATGGCGCGACTGCGGGTGCGTTCTGCTTGCTTTCGAATAATGATTCTTCTAATGCTAATCGTGCTCGTGGTGGTCGGCTCGCCCGCTAGGGCGACCATTATTTTTTAGTGTTTTTAATTTGTAAAGGGGTTAAATTTCATGTTGAATCAGGTTGTGATTGTGGGCAGTAATGCTAATAATGGCACGAATGCAGGTACGTTCTACTTGAATTCGAATAATGATTCTTCTAATGCTAATCGTAATATTGGTGGTCAGCACGCTGTAAGCAGTAACCGAAATTTAACCCCTGCTCGAAAGGGCGAATACGTCTATCCAATACAGGCTGGTAGCATGGTCAAAAGCCTATGCGAACGTCTGGGAGAGCATCAGCGATGAAACGCTATGGAAACCTATTTGAGCGCATTACAAATATAGACAACATTAAACTAGCTCATAAACAAGCTAGACGTGGCAAAGCATTTTATGCAGAAGTAAAAATGGTTGATAAAGACATAGATAAACATTGCTTTGCGATTCAGAAAATGTTAATTGATAAGACTTTTACGACTAGCTCGTATGAAATTGAAGAAAGGTTTGACGGTAGGAAAATGCGGACAATTTACAAATTGCCGTACTACTCAGATAGGATTGTTCAGCACGCATTGCTAAACGTGACAGGTAAAATATTTACATCAAGTTTTATTAGAGATACCTATCAATCAATTATTGGCAGAGGAACGTCTGACGCCATGCGTAGAGTGATGAAGGTAGTTAGGTCGGATAAATGTCCTAATTATGCGTTAAAAATAGATATTGAAAAATACTATCCATCTGTTGATAACGATAAATTAAAGTTAATGATACGCAGTAAAATTAAATGCACACAGACATTATGGCTGTTTGACAATATTATTGACAGCATAAAAGGATTACCAATTGGAAACTACACAAGCCAACACTTAGGTAATTTGTATTTAAACAATTTTGATTGGTGGGTAAAGCAAGAAGTTAAACCTGCGGGTTATTTTAGGTATTGTGACGACATTGTTTTTATGTCTGACTCAAAAGCCAAGCTACTTGCTTATAAAGTTAGGGCGGTGGCAACGTTAAAATTATTGGGTTTAAACATTAAAAACACATGGAACATTTACAATATTAAAAAGCATGGTTTAGATTTTGTTGGTTACGTTTTTACGCCATACAGCACAAGACTAAGAACTTCAATTAAAATGAAGTTTAAAACAGCTTGTAAGACAGTAAAAAAAAGAAGCGGCAACCAAGACGGTGATTTAAGTAGAATTATGGCTTACAAAGGGTGGTGCAAACCGTGTAGCGCAAAAATGCTTTGGCGAACACATACGTTACCATTGCGTAATCTTTACCCAAAACAACTTAGAGGCGCAATATGAAAATGTATTCAACCGAAAAACCAGAGGGCTACGCTGTTTCTGCACAAGAACTACGCATACGTTGGAACATTAAACAAGTTACAGCACCAAGCGTTAATGATGAAGAATTAACTCAATGGGAAGCCAACGAAGCATTGTGTTCAATTTATGATGAACGTGGGGCTCTTATTGAAAAAGTAATTGGCTCGGTGTATGACACGGGGGCAGAGATTGCAACTATTAACAATCAAGTTACAAAGCGACAGGATTATGCGGATTACCAAGACTTTAGATTGTTAGCAAAATATCTTGTTGATACTTGGTTAAGCACTAAAGAAGTGGGCTAATCGTGTTAGGGTTTGCACCATTATCAACCTACCCAATATCAACAGTACCTTTGCAGGATAAGGTAAGTGCATTTGCATCAAGTGTTGCTAGTGTTAATTCTCTAGCAAACGCAAGATTTTTAATGAGTGGCGACTTACAAGTGGTTGCTTCTATTGATTTAACTGTTAGAAAAACGATGATCATCGTTGCTACAGCAACCGCAAATGCACAGATTAATCTAAATGCTTTACGCACTACATTCTCAATCGGTGATATAAGCTCTGTTGCTGTCGTATTTATAGACGCAAATAGGTTCGCTTTTGATAATGCATCTGTTTCAGCTAGTGCGACAGTGGACAGTGATAGTATTAGGCTACGACTTGTTGCGTCATCGGTCAACGGTACGGCTACAATAGTGGCGCAACCCAATGCAATATTCACATTTGTATCAGACATAAACGGTATTGCCGTTGCTGATTTGACACCTAATATCATAGCTTCTGCGGGTGCTAATATTAATGGTAACGCGGTCTATGTTATTAACGCTGAACTTGTTGGCGAAAATTGGTCAGTTGTGCCACAAGGTGAGAATATATGGCTACGAAAAGGCTAGTGCTTGGTGAGTGGTTGCCAGACCAACCAGGGTTGACTGGTGCGATTACAAAGGCATTCAACGTCATACCACTTCTTAACGGTTATGGACAATTGCCGTCTATAAAAGCGTTTTCAGACAATGCAAGCGAGCCTTTGACTAATGTTGTTGCGGGAAAGTTTGGTGACACAGTCCAGTTATTCGCCGCGAGTGAAACAAAGATTTTTAAATACGACCCTAATGATTTAAGTTTAAATGATGTTTCCAAAGCGGGTGGGTATACCGCATCAAGTGGTTGGAATTTTACACAGTATGGAAAATCTTTGATCGGTGCAAACGGTTCAAACGTTTTACAGTACTGGGAGTTAGGCGTATCTACTGCTTGGGCAGATGTGTCAGCAAGCGCACCAATTGCTAGTTTTGTAACCGTTGTGCGTGACTTTGTGGTAGCAGCGAACAACAGTAGTAACCCTAATCGCGTGTTTTGGTCGGATATAAACGATGAAACAAATTGGGTTTCTGGGGCAACGTCACAATCTGATTTTCAAGATTTACCCGATGGCGGCAATATTCAGGGCGTAACGGGAGGCGAATTTGGGATAGTGTTCTTAGAGCGTGCAATTTATAGAATGAGCTATCAGGGTTCACCATTATTTTTCCAATTTGATGCTATTTCAAGAACGCTAGGTTGCTATGAGCCGAATTCTATTGTGCAACAAGGTGCAAGAACGTTCTTTTTGTCAGACGATGGATTTTACGTATGCGATGGTCAAACAGTTACTGCAATCGGTGCTGAAAAAGTAGATCGATGGTTTTTTGAAGATGTCAGTGAAGGTTCATTAGATAAGATGTCGGCTGCAATTGACCCTGAACGCCATTTAATTGTGTGGTGTTACCCGAATGCAAACGCCACTCAAACCATTTTATTTCACAACTGGCAAACAGGGAAATGGGCGTATGGAATTACAACCGCTGATTACATAGCTAATGCTACGACTGTTGGAACTACACTAGAACAACTTGATATCTACACAAGTTTAGAGGGTATACCCGCATCGCTTGATTCTCGGCTTTGGGCTGGTGGAAAGCCTCTATTTGCGGGTACTAGTGGCTCACAAATTGTTCTATTCGGTGGCGTAGCAAGACCAGCAGAAATCGAAACAGGAGATATTGAGGAAGGTAGCCAATCAATCGTAAAACTGGCATACCCGCAAGTCGATGGTGGTTCTGCAAGCGTAGCTGTTGCGTCTAGATTCAGGCTTGACGGCACAGTTTCATATACTCCAGATGTTTCCGCAGATGCTGAAAACAGAGTTTCGCTTAGGTCTCTCGGCAAGTACCATCGGTTGTTAATAAAACCTTCAGGTAACTGGCAAACAATTATGGCTGTTGATATTGAAATACAGCCAGTGAGTAGTCGATAATGTTTAGACGCTTGCCACAGCAAGGCGGTCAACCTAGAGACATTTCTGAGGTTGTCAACGGCATAATTGATGGCAAAACAAACAACACGGGTTCAGTAACGTTAGCAACGGGTGATACAACAATTTTGACAGACGAGCGCATAAGTCCAAGCAGTAAGATTGTGTTAATTCCAAAGACGTCAGATTCTGCGGGTGCAACTGGAGTCTATGTATCAGCTCAAACATTTGGTTCAGCAACTATATCGGATATAGGTAATGTTTCAACTAATAAAATTTATGATTATATTGTGGTAGGTTGATGTTTACATACATACAGCCTAAAGATGTGAGAGCTAATTGGGCTTTTGTAAAAAAAGGGCTTGAACATATTTTACGCAAATCTCCTGAAAATTGGATACCAGAGGACATTTACGCAAGCTGTGTTAACAATACTGCTGTGCTGTGGTTGGCTATGGAAAACGACAAACCGATAGGTTTTGTTGTTGGTTATAGAGAAGGCGATGCTTTTCATATATGGTGCGCGCACGGAAATTTAGGTGGAAAACTAGCAGAATGGTTTAAAATGGTTGAAAGCATAGCAAGAGGCATGGAATGTAAGCAAATTACTTTTGCATCGTGGCGACCTGCATGGAACAAGGTTGCTGTTGAGTTGGGTTTTAAGACCCGAAGCTGGATTAAGGAGTTATAGATATGTCAATGGGCGGCGGCGGTGGCGGTAGTGACAGACAAACAGTCACAACGGAACTTGACCCGATGGTTAAGCCTTTTGTTGAATTCGGTTTAAACGAAGCACAACGATTATATGATACGGGTGGCCCGAGTTTTTTCCCTGGGCAAACATACGTTGGCCCGTCATCGCAAACTCAGCAAGGTTTGCAGATGGCGCAAGACCGAGCGTTAGCGGGTAGCCCGTTGCTACGAGGAGCTCAACAAACAGTTGGCTCATTGCAAACGGCAACAAATCCCGCATTGGGTGGGTTTGCAGACGTATATAACCGCGCAGGCAATAATCCTGCAATGGGTATGACTAACCAAACGGCTCAAGGTGCGTATCTGGGTGGTAATCCATTCTTTCAGGGCGCATTTCAACCCGCAGCGCGTGCAGCGCAGGATGCGTTTAACCAAGGTATTCAGGGCGTATCAAGTCAAGCCTCAAGAGCGGGTCGATATGGCTCAGGGGCTATGGGGCAACTTGAAGATAGAGCATCTAATCAATTTGCACAGTCGTTATCTGACACGGCAGGAAAACTAGCTTATCAAAACTACGGTCAAGAACGAGGGTTGCAAGAGAATGCGATTCAAAATCTTGGTGCGCTATCAAATCAAGGATTACAGACGCAACTTGCAGCGACATCGGGGCTAGGTCAAACAGCATCAAACGATTTTGCACGACAATTACAAGCTGCGGGCATGTCACCTGATATGGCTTCGCAAGATTATGCTGATATTCAAAGACTTATTGATCTTGGACAGACTCAAGAAAATTACCAGCAACTTGCTTTGGGTGACGCGATGCAAAGATTTAACTTTGAGCAGAACGCGCCTTACGCGGGTTTGCAAACATTCTTATCAGCAGCGTATGGGGCTCCTATGGGCAGCCAGGTGTCTCAACCAATCTATAACAATCAATTAGGTGGCGCTGTATCAGGTGGGCTGTTAGGCGCAGGGCTGGGCACTAAAATGGCAGGTGCAGGTGGCAATCAACTAGGCTATGGGGCAGGTGGCGCTGCTCTAGGAGCATTAGCAGGAGCATTCGCATAATGAGTGGAATGGAACCTTTACTGATCGGTGCAGCGTTGGGCGCAGGAGTAGGCGGTGCTACCGCTAGTTTGTCGGGTGGCGATGTGTTACAAGGTGCGCTTATGGGCGGTTTAACGGGTGGCGCAACGGGCGGTTTAGGTGGCCTAGGAGGTGGCGCGGCAGCAGGAGGTGCAACCGCATCGGGCGCTGGTTCAGCACTAGGTGGCGCGGGTGCACTAGCATTCCCCGTTTCTGCTGGGACATCATTTGCAACACCTTTAGCAACAGGGCTCACAAGTGGTGCTGGTAGTATTGCACTTAACCCTGCATTAAGTAGTTTCATGCCATCTATTCCGTCTGCGATCAATCAAGTGCCAATGGGTGCAATGCCGTTTCAAGTGGGTACTGTACCAAGTGGTCTTGGGCCAACAGTAAGTGCTGGGCAATCAGGAATTATGCAAGGCGTTACGGAAGTAGCAACTCCTAGCATGATGGATAGTTTTATTAAATACGGTGATGTTGCAAAGCAGATGATGCCAAAGCAACAACAAAAACAAGGTCAACAGTTAACACCTGGTAGGATTCGTCAAGGTCAGGCGGTAAACATGACAGACCCTTACGCGAGTCTATTACAAGAGCAGATGGCGATGCAACAACCACGTCGTCGGCTGTCTTTACTGTGAGAATATAATGGCTAATTATTTAGAAAGTTTACTCGGCGAAGATGAGTTACAACAAGCAAAAAATCAGGCGTTAAGCTCTGGGTTAATGCAAGCGGGATTTGCTGGCCTGTTAGGTAGTGGGCCATCTCTATTGCCAACGAGTGCCGGGCAAGCAATTGGCCAAGCTGGGCTTGCTGGAATGAGCGCATATGACAGTGTTTTACAAGGTGCTGAAGACCAAGCTGTTAAAGGCATGGAAATGCGTGGTTTACAAAACGAAAAAGCACAAGAACAAATGTTTATGCAAGAATTGCAGGGGCTACAAGGTAAAGGGCAAATTAGGCAATCCGATATTTTAAATTTGGTTACAAAGTACCCAACTTTATCTAAAAATATTATTCCTACTTTGCAGGGCATGATGCCAAAAGAATCTGCACCAGTTAACTTGCAGTTTGACGCAGCTACAGGCACAGTATTTAACCCGCGCACAGGTCAAATTCAATACAATCAAAACCCTAATCAGCCAACAGCATCAAATATAGTAGGTTCGCCACAAGAAAAAGCCACACAAATGCGAGCAATTGGTGATACGTTTGCTGCCACTGACCCTAAAAAAGCTGAGTCTTATTACAGTGCTGCTGAAAAAATGTCACCACAAGAGAAAGTTACAAAAGCAACGGACACTCAATTAGCGGCAACTGGTTTTTTTAACCGTATGTCGCAAGCAGAAAGCATCTTAAATCCGCTAGAAGAGCAAAAAGAATACCCAATGTTCGTTGCAGGGTTGGCGGGAAGTTTGCCGTTTGTCGGTGATGTTGCGCGTAACGCAGTTATGTCCGCAGGTCAACAACAGTACCAACAGGCCGCAATGGATTGGGTGCGTTCAAAGTTACGCAAAGAATCAGGCGCAGTTATTGGCGAGGACGAGGGTAGAGATGAATTTAAACTTTACTTCCCTCAAGTTGGGGATACTGACAAGGTTATTGAGCAAAAACGTCAAGCGCGAGCAACAGCAACAAAAGCTATGAAAGAGCAATCATCGTTAGCAAAAGTGCAAGAATCAGCACCTCCTGACATGGCTACGCAAGCTAGGCAGGAATTAGAGCGACGTGCAAGGGGTGGTCAATAATGGACTTCAGCAAATTATCGGATGACGATTTAAAAGCTATTGCGAGCAACAACTTTCAAGGTATGTCTGATGATGGTTTGCGTATGCTGTCTGGCTCAGCAGAAGTCCCGCAAGGCACACCTATGGGGCAAGAGATTGTCGTGACACCGCAGGGTGCAAGCGTTGAGGGTAAACCCGTACAACAAGAAAACCTTGGTTTGCCACAACGTTCGATAGCTGAAGACATTGGTCGCCAATTAGGTTTAACTGCTCGAGCAGGGGTTACAGGTTTATCAGCGTTGCCAACTATGGCAGCAGATGCGCTGAACTTAGGATTGAATTTTTTGCCGGGCGTGAATATACAGCCTGCATCGAAGTCTTTGCAACAGCTAATGAATTCTCTAAATTTACCTCAACCTGAAACGGCAACTGAGCGCGTATCACAAGATATTGCTTCAGCCATGTCAGGTGTAGGCGGGGCTGTAAAATTAGCGTCAAGGTTGCCACAACAAATGGCAGCACCATTTGTTAATAATGCTGGTCTACAAACTGCGGGTGCAGCGAGTGGCTCTTTAGCCTCTGGTGTTGCGCGTGAAAATGATGCAAGTCCAATAACACAGGCTTTATCTGCCTTGTTAATTGGTTCGCTTGCACCGACCACAGCAACCACAGCCGTGGCACGCACAGCAGAGGGCGTAAAACGCTTAGTACAGCCATTTACTCAAGGTGGCCGAGAAAAGGTCACAGGCGAGGTTCTGCGGTCTTTAGCACGCAATCCTGATGAGGCCGCAAAAGTTGCTCAATCGTACACGACATCAATAAAAGGTTATCAACCTACAACCGCACAAGCAACGCGAGATGTCGGATTAGTCGCTGCGGAAACGCCTATACGTGCGTTAGACACTACTGGCAGATTTGCTGAACAGGCAAGCGTGGCCAACCAAGCACGCATAAGCATACTAGATAGAATGGCAAAAGACGAAGACGCTGTATTGAAAGCGTTAACTAAACGTGAAGAGGTTACTGCACCGTTACGAGAGCAGTCATTTGCTCAGTCAGTAGTAACGCCAGAAATGTTTAAATCGGCAGTTACATTGACGGTCGGTAAGGTGGCTAACAATATTGCCAATTCACCCTCTGGTAAGCGTGAAACAGTTATAAACGTTATTGATGATTCGGTCAGAATGATTCAGCGTGCTAATACGCCACAAGATTTGTATGAGATACGCAAAGACTTAAGAGCAGCCGCTCAGGGTTTGTTAGACAAGTCTGGTTCAGGTGGGCCAAGCGCAGGGTCTTTTAAGGTAGCAAAAAACGAATTAAACCAAATTATTCGTGCGGTTGATGATGCGATTGAAGCGGCAGCGCCAGGCTATAAAAACTACTTGGACAAGTATTCAAAACTGAGTAAAGGTATTGAGAGCATGGAAGCGGCTCAAACTTTTAGAAATAAGGTTTTGACCACTACGCCAGACCCCATGAATGCGGGTAACTTTTTAATATCACAACCTGCATTTGCTAGAACTATTCGTAACTTGGAATCTACTAAATCCCTTAAAGGTTTATCAAAACCACAAATTTCTGTTTTGAAAAATGTGTCTAAAGACTTAGACGAGGGCGTACTTAATCGTGCGACAAAAGTGCCGGGTTCGGATACATTTAAAAATATGTCGACTGCCAACGTGATCGGTGGAATTATTGGTAAACAATTATTTGGTGAAGTTAGTCCTTTATTGCAAAAAATTAGTTTACCCATGAACTGGCTTTATAACGGCACAGATGATGCTATTCGTGAGCTAATTGTTTCTTCTATGCTTGACCCTAAATTAGCAAGTAGATTGATGGCGAACGCGACTCAAACTACAATGGAAACAATAGGCAAAGAACTTCAACGCAAGGCTCTTACGATGGGCTTTGGAGCAACATTCGGAATAGGTCAATAAAATGGCAAAGATTAAAATCTCGCAGTTTGATACAGACCCAGCAAATAACACAGATATCGATGGAATTAACTTAGCCGAGGGCATGGCTCCCGGTCTTGTCAACAATGCTATTCGCACGTTGATGGCACAGCTAAAAAATCAGTTGACTGGCACAGACGATGATGACCGCACAATCGGTGGCAATCTTACAGTTGATGGTACGTCTACGTTCACTAATGCGGTCACTATTAGTGGCAGAATAGCTGATGCGTTCCCATCTGGCACAAAAATGCTGTTTAACCAAACTTCTGCACCTGTTGGCTGGGTTAAAGATACAACGCACGATAATAAGGCTTTGCGAGTTGTAAGTGGCACTGCTGGCACAGGTGGCTCAATAGCATTTACCACAGCGTTTGCAAGTCAAAACGTTGGTGATACTACATTAACAGCATCTCAAATACCAAGCCACACGCATACGTTTTCAGGTTCAGGTACGACTGGTAATGCTGGTAGTCATACTCATAGCGTTACTGACCCATCGCACAGCCATGGGAATGTGCCATTACAAATGACTGACCCAGATAGAGGTACAGGATCAAGTTTGTTTTCAATTGATAACATTGGTAATACTAATTCCGCAACCACTGGAATATCTATAAACGGTGTAGGCGACCACGCGCACAGTGTTTCAATTTCGGGAACAACAGGTGCTCTAGGCGGTGGCACAGCACACAGCCATACTATAAACCTAGCCGTTCAATACGTTGACGTTATTATCTGCACAAAATCATAATGAAAATTGAATCTAAAGCCAATTGCCCGCTAGACAACTTTAACCCGTGTCGGCAGCTAGATTGCGCTTGGTTCACTCAATTGCGTGGCAATAACCCAAATACGGGTGAGCCGATAGACGAGTGGGGTTGCGCTATTGCATGGATACCAGTTTTACTTATTGAAAACTCTCAACAGCAAAGAAGCACGGGCGCTGCGGTGGAGTCATTTAGAAACGAGATGACAAAAGCTAACACACAAACGGCTGATCTTATTAATGCTCAACAGAAACTTTTGGGGTAATAAATGAGTCAAGAAATATACAATATTGTTTTGGGTTTAGCAGGTACGCTTGGCGGGTGGTGGCTAAAAGTGATGTGGGATTCTTTGAAAGAATTGCAATCTGCTGACAAAGATTTGACCGAAAAAGTTAGCCGTATTGAAGTTTTAGTTGCGGGCAACTATGTTAAGCGCGAAGAATTTGAACGCGCGTTAGAAAGAATATTTGTCAAACTCGATAATATCGAAATTAAGATTGACGCCAAGGCTGACAAATGAAACTGGTAGAAAATTCAAAAGACTGGTCGAAGTGGTGGTCGGTGCGGTTCTCAATTATTGGTGGCGCAATATTAACTTTACTGGAGGTATATCCAAATGTGGTCGCAACTGTTATCCAAACTCTTCCAGACGCAATCACCGACCAAATTGGAACAGATATCCTTAAAGTCATCGGAATCGTCTGCATCATTGCCTCACCAATCGCCCGTGTCATTAAGCAATCAAGACTGGATAAGCCAAGCGACAAAACAAATCACGAGGCATGAGGGCGAGGTACTTCACGCTTACGATGACCACTTAGGATTTGCCACTATTGGTGTGGGCAGGCTAATTGACAAGCGCAAAGGTGGTAATATCACGCATGATGAAGCCCAGTATTTGCTGAACAATGACATCACTACACGTGTAGAATCCTTACAAGCAAAGCTGCCTTGGTTTGATGGTCTCTCTGACGTGCGTAAAGGCGTACTGTTGAACATGAGCTTCCAGTTGGGTATAACAGGACTACTTGGCTTTGGTCGCACCTTAGAGATGGTTAAAATGGGTGACTATGATAACGCTGCTGACAATATGCTTAAAAGCAAATGGGCGCAACAAACGCCTGCTAGAGCGAACGAGTTGGCTAATCAAATGAGAACAAACACATGGCAATCTGGCTAAAGTTTAAGGTCTATATTATTGGACTAGTTGCCGTGTTTACCGCAGCACTCTCAATCTATTTTGTAGGGCGCAGTCATGGCGGACAAGCTGAAAGCGAGGCACGAGATGAATCAGACAGAAAACAAGCACGCAAGATTGAAGATAGTGCCGACAATGCTCGCACTATTACTGGCGACCCAGTTAAGCGGTTGTCAAAACACGGGCGGATACGTTCAGACTGAGCGTAGCATTTGCAGGGAGCTTGCGCGTGACTTGCCGACTTACAGCACAAAAGATACGCCCGCAACTCTCGAATCGGGCGCACGGTTTATAGACGTTTTTTATGCGGTTTGTCCTAATTGATAATGGCGACAAGAGTAACAACCCACACGAGAACATTTATAAATATTATTGTGGCTAGAAAGTGTAAGCGATTCAATGATTTTTTTCCTTTAGTTTTGCTTCTATCATAGACATTTGTTTAATAATTGTTGCGGATGAGTTGTATATCTTAAAAAATTCTTCTTTAGTTAGCCCGACCCATTCGCGCTTTGGTGGTGCTGTGTATAGATCAACGCCCCCTTTAGGGTAAGACCCTTTTGGGTAAACTAAAATGTGGCTGTAGTCATCTGAAATAAATCCCTGCAAATCATTGCTTTCAACAGGTTCTTGGCTTTCTGCATCTGACATTTCTTCTCCTTTAAGAACTTCTTGAATGCGTTGATACAACTGATGTCGCGTGAAGTTATCTTCTTGTCTGACATCCCACCCAGCGTATCTCATCTCCGTTTCTGCGTGTCTTAGTATTGCGTACAGTAAATCATTGTCTGCTGAGAAGGCGTCCATCATGTCGCGGTAGGAATCGCACTCGTCTTTCATTTGTTCCAACTCAGAGTATTTAACCGCCCCAACGGGTTCTTGGCTTTCTGATTGTTCAGGAAGCGGGTCAACAAGACCTATGATTTTACTCATGGCTTCTTTTCGGCTTATTCCATCCGGAGGCAAATAATCGCACACGACTTTTAAAATAGCCTCAAGTCTTTCTCTGTCGGTCATGTGTTTAGCTCCCTGAGTCGTTCAGATATTTCTTTTTGCTTGCGCTCCGATACTAAATCGAAGTTGCTACCACATATACAAACATAACTCCCTGCGTTGTGACTCGCATATCGGTCAAAGCCGTGCAGAACTTTAGGGTTTGGGTCACAGGGTTCGCTTGGGTCGTTCATTCTTTTTCCCTATATTCAAAGTAATGTGTTGGGTCTAGCGTTGGGTCCATGGAGCTTCCTTTTTTAATGTTGTGCGCTACTTTGTAGGCTACGCACCTAGCGTATTTTTCGAGAGCATCTTCTGTCAAAATATATTCACCTGTTGAGTGATTAAATGGAAGGCCACTAGCGCTTTCTAGTGCCAGAGCATAACTGTATGCTGTATTTTTATTCATTCTTCTACTCCAAAATTTGATTTAATCTGCTGTTCTATTTCATTAAAAATAGCTAAGGCTAAATCTTTATCCATAATCTTGTGTGAGTTTTTTTCGTGGCACCAGCCTCGAGCAATAGCCCCCAACAATTCTTCCCGGCCTGTACACTCTTTAGCAACCATCTCTGCAAACTGTTCCAATTCTTTGCCATCAGATACCACATACATTTCGTCAAATTTAGGAAATCCTGCCTCAAGAATTAACTCTTTTATTCGTTTGTTCATTTCGCCTCCTGTTTTATTGGGCTGCCCTGCTCATCTAGCCAAAAAGGCCAAGGTGCGACAGGTTGCGTTCATTTCGCTTCCATTATTGCTTGTTTGTTGGCTTCCATCAACGCTCTGCTGTGTTGCTCTGCGGATTCTTTTGTTAAATGCGTCAATCCAAAATCGCACACTCTACAATCATACGCATCGTTGCGCCACAGTAATGAATCCACAAAATGTGCCGAAGCTATCCAATATTTTTGACCTGACTTCATTAAAGATGAATCGCTTACAGGGGCGGGAAATTTAACCCCTGCTAACTCGCACATCTTGGTTGGTGGGCTAGTAGGCTTGTCACCAACTGCGTAAATGTTGTCTTGGTTGATGACGAGCGTTTCTTCCCAAACGTGGCAGTAACGACTCCAATACCATAACTGTTGACTTGTGTCGTCAAGCCATTGCTTAATAACTTCTGCTTGTGGGTGTTTCATTTTGATTCCTTTATCGTGAGTAGGTTAACTGCCATCAACGCTTGGCTGTGTTGGTCTGCGGCTTTTCTTGTTAGGTGAATTAAGCCTGCATCAAGAATTTTACAATCGATAGATTCATCATACCAAGACACAGAATAAGAATGTCCAGATGCGTCAGCTATAAAGTATAGGGCGTGTTTAGTTAATGCTTTATTGTTTGGCGCAGGAAACTTTACCCCTGCTAACTCGCACATCGTGACTGGTGGTGCGGTTGGCTTTATGCCTATTGCGTAACTTAAATTAGGGCAAACAAGCACCTCTTCTAAGTAAGATGCTGACCAAGTTTTTGAATCTGCTAACAAAACCCATATGCACTGATCGGTATCCTCAAGCCATTGCTTAATTAGTTCTGCTTGTGGGTGCTTCATAGCTCAAACTCCTTGGCTGACAATGCAATTGCTTCGATTTTGAAAAACTTAAATTTATCCATCGCTTCTTCGTATGTGTAGTGGTCGATAGTCATGTCAACGTAATCCCCTTGCACGAGTGCGTACCTGTGCTTAGTAACGATCTTAGGTTTGACTCGATACTTTGTGCCTTTGTGCCATTGGGGGGACTCAACGTAACGCCAATCTTCTTCGTTTTCAAAATAAAACTGAATTTCAGCACCGTCAGCCCATTGCTTAATCACATCTGCGTGTTTATGTGGTTTCATTATCTTATCCCCTGTATATGTTCCAAATACATTAAATTAACGACACGTTGTTGCTTCATGTTTCTGACAGGTACAAGTGCACGATTAATTGCATCGTAACGCGCACCGATTCCCCTACTCACAATTTCTGCATCGCTTAACTTTTGAGCTTCAAGTCTGCAAGAAATGGGAAATTCTGCGTCAATTTCGTCTCCGATACTAAACGCAGCAAGTGGTCTAGTACATTTTAATTTCTGCCAACTTGAAACGTAAATTATTTTATGTTTGCGTAACGTTGCAACTGCTACGTTAATTGCTCGAGCAAGTAAATCGGGCAAATGCTCGCCTATAGATTCTCGAGTTAAGTTTTTATTTTTCTTCAACAATATTAAAATCTGTGATGCAGCAGAATCCTTTTTTTCAAGGTAATACTCAATATCTCTCATAATGCCCCCAAAGATTTGTAATAAGCCCATTTTTCTTGGTACTCAGGCAACTCACTCGGTGGCACAAAGCCAAGGCGTTTAAACGTTGCTAGCACGTCGGTTGCTGATGCTGGCACGTATGCTTTATGATCTTGCGGGTAGTTCAACATTTGGTTTCTCCAGTTATTTCAATTTATATCTATCACGGCATGGCGCACAAGCACCATCTATTAGTCTACCTGTCCACTCTCCACACAAGTCGCAGTCACCCTCAGTGCCTGGGTCAAGTTTTGCGGCATTGCTGATTTCCTGCAACTTTGCGTCAATGGCAAGTTGAGTGCGGTCATTGGTTATGTCAACGTCATCGCTCATCAGACAAAACACGCTAGGATAAGCGTCAGGAACGCCATAGAAGCCACGCAATAGCCTAGCCTTGGTGTAATGTTATCTTCGTCTTTTAAACGCTTGTATTCGCCTGTAATCATAATTGCACCTGATAATTTGTACGAACCACTTTATATACGATAGCGTCTTGAGCAGCTGTCAAACTAAGTATTTTTTTGCCGCCGTCTTTATAGACAAGGGTCGAAAATACATCGGTTAAAAACCAGCCATTTGATTTGCGAGTCAAAGTGACAGAAGTCGCATCACGAGAATATTTGTAAGAATTCGGCACTGATGCGCCACTAGTCGCATTAAATATCGCGCCAGGAAAATGCTTTTTTGCGCTGAGTAGTTTGATCAATAGGCTTTCAGCGTCAGCAACGAGCGCCTCGATTTGATCAAAGCGCGCATAAGTATGCGCGGTCGATTTGTGGTTGACTTCGCGCAAAACTGCTTCTATTTTTTGTGCGTTTGCTTGTGTGATTTTAATTTCTTTCATTTTGTTTCTCCGTTAATGTGTAAACAATATTAACACACTATTTACACCTTTATATTATTATTTACATTATTTTATAGGTACTTTCCCTAGTATTCTGTAAACATAAATTTGTCGTGGCCCGGCTTTGTACTCGGCTGGTGCTGTTTTTAAACGCAAAAGTTTGCCACTCTTAATCATGCGTAGCAGTGTAATTTTTACAGTCTCTTCTTTTAGATGTAATGCTGATGCAATTTCATTCGTATTTTTGTCTGCGTTTTCTGTTAAATAAGTAATAATATCTTTTGAAATCATAATATTTCCCTAAAATTCAAATTGTTTTAATTCATAGCGGTTGCTAGAATTTTTCCACCATCCGTGAACAATTACCCGCCAGTTGCTTCGTATCATCTCAGGCAATGCGGGTGCGTTCTCAATTTTTTTAATGCGTGCTGACATATTACTTTTGCTTGTTACCTGTACCGCAAGCGTTTCACCGTTGCCAACAGCTAGTAAATCTATGCAACCGTACAGGTCGTGTTTGCGTTTAGTGAAAGCGTTGTAATACTCTACTGTCGCAACGGTGTAGCCATCTTTCTCTAGCATTTTTTTTGAGCGCAACGATAAACTCATAGTATTTGACCTAAAACTTTGTTGAGCGCATCAAGCTCGGTCATTTTCATTACCCGCCACATATTTTTCTGCCCATGAATGCCATTTAAAGACCCTTGGTGGCAATCTTTACACAGAGGTAAGCATAAGTACTGCTTGTGTTGCTCGATGTGGTGTGCATCGCTTGGCGGGGGCGCATCGCACACAGCACACGGTAGTGACTTAATCATGCCAAGGTGTTTGCGTTCACGAGCTGTCAATTTATTGTTCATCGTCATACATTTTTTGTAGTAGCACAATTGCGTCTTTCAATATGTCTAACCGTGTAATCGTGTCCGTCTTACTAAAATACTCACTACTTTTTAACGTTACTTCGTCTTTGTTTTCATCAAAGAATATTGCAATCGCTCTCATTTTTCTGCTCCGTGTATTCTTTATAAAGTGTTGCTCGGTCAATGCGTGTAGCGTGCTCCAAAAAATCAAACATTCTTTCGCCTTGAGTTTTGTCTGGGTACGCAGATTTAACAAGTCGGTAGCGGCAACCCACACACTTATTGTCGTAAGTTGAACCGCTAAGTTCACATTTGTTGCATTCCATCAGAACGGTAAGTCAGAATCTATATCAGCTAATTCTTGACGAGCTGGCTTTGCTTGCTGAGCTGGCTTTTCTTGCGTATCACTTTTACCCGTTAGCCCGACTTCCTGAACGATACCCTCAAGCGCAACACCCTGTTTACCGTCTTTGCTAGTAAATTCATTTAAATGTACATCTGATATCTCAGCGTAGATCAACTGACCCTTTGCAAGATATGGAGCAAGAGATTCGGCACGTTTACCAAAAAGTGATGCGCGTACCCATTGTGATTTCTTTTCTTTGCCGAATTTGTACGCAAGACTTATCTGCAGTACAGCCATGCCACCAGATGAATAACGTAATTCAGGTTCGTTCCCGATTCTTGCTAATCCTAATAATTTCATACTTCCTCCGTTGTTAACTGCTCAAACATCTGTTCGACTTCTTCTAAAAACTTAACCGCTTCAGCCTCGACGTTTTTTATCTCGTCTGCGGTTGGCTCGTACAACCTGATAAACAATTGTTTGCCTTTTGGCATTCTTGGGTCAAATGATGCGAACCATACTGCTTTTCCTGTACAAGCTGATTGCACAGACATTTGCGGTTTGTATTCATCTGGAATTACACCGCCAAGCAAATACTTAAGATGTGTTGAGGTAGTCGGGCATTTAATCTCAATCGCACGACCATCTGACACAAAACCATCGGGGCTTGCACCAAAGTACTGAATCATCGGGTGATCAATAAAGCCTACGTCTGTAACCTTTAACCCAGTTTTTGACTCAAATGCTTCTTTAGCCATCGATTCGTGGTCGATGCCCCACTGCATTGCACCGTTTACAAACTTGGGCACAATGTTATCAGTTAACCGTTCCGCAAGTATTTCAATCTTAAGGTCTTTTCGTGCAGCAGAATCGCCTCCGCCTTTTAGATACGACATTGCCGAGGCCATGCGTGAAGCTGTCAACTTGCCTATTCTTGCGTTAAACCAAGCACCAGTTCCCTGTTGTGCGTTTTCTTCTCTCATTCTTTATTCTCAATTTGATTTATTCTAAAATCTTTAATCATAGCAACAGCTTCAGCCCGAATTAAATTGCGTTCTGTTTCTGTCAATGTCGTTCTAAATTCTTTAACTTTGTTTTCAGTATCCATGCCTGATAACAGCGCTAACAGTTCAGGCTTGCCACGTGGCTCAGGTTCTTGCTCAGGCTCTGTGTGTGGCAAATCCTCACCCGCATAAATATACAAACCGAGACCGTGACACGCGATAGCTTTGACCAGACATCTCATCATGTTTTTGTTGACCTGAAACGAATCTGGGTTTTTGATTGCCTGGTTGCGATGATCCATGACTGGTAGGTGCATGGTTAGAGGCTTTTCAAATGCAGTAACAGTACAAGACACCATCATAGATTCACCAAAAATTTGCGGTTCGTGGAATGTCCAGTTAGCAGTTGGGTCTTGGCGCATGAGTTGGTCTACTGCCCACGCCCACGACAGGTAAGACAATTTGTTTTTTTGTTCTATGTGCTTAGATACGTCAATCTTTGCTAGTTGTTCAAAATGGTTCATTTTTGTTTCTCCAATTTATACTTTGCGTAACGCGTGCCGTTAGACTCTATTAAAAATGTTGTTATATCAAAGCCTTTGCCCCGCAGTTTAAATACAATGTCAGCAAGCCGTGTTGCTTTAAACAGCTCAAACGCTTGCCAACTGGTTATAGTCTTGCCTTTTTTAAGGTGGGCAAACACCGAATCAATCTTAGTCATAGCGCCTCCACGGTTATGCGGTACACAGTACCGTTCTTGTCGACAACCTCTAGCATGCGCTTACCCACTTGCGAATAAACGTCATACGCATGTTCTACGTGCTCTACACGATCAGAGTCACGCAATGCGTTTAGGCATACATCGGCAAGTTGGTCAGCGTAAACAAACATAGATTTAGTTTTCATTGATATCCTCCAAATATTCATTACGATTTACACCGAAGTATTGCTCAACTTCTTCGGGTTCAATAGTCCCGATAACTTCCCATTCATCGGGAGTTACGCACAGCAAAGAATCATCAATATGGTCATCGTCTTTTGCGTACACGACAGCGCACACTTTTTGCACGCGGGTAGAATAAATTTTATACATTGGCATTTGGTTTCTCCGTTTATGTCAGCTAATTTGCTAACCATGTAAACATTGTAATACACTATTTACACATTATGTATTTATTATTTACATTTATTTTTATAGGTTTTGCACAAGCTATAAATTTTAGCTATAATTGGGTTGGGTTTCTCCGACCTGTGGCTCGCAAGTGAATATTCCTTGCGAGTCTTTTTTTTAGTGTATAATTAAGTTGTTGCTGTGGAAGGCGATGATACCGTTTTAATCTGTGTCTTTCTCCGTAAGGAGGCCTTCCACAAGGACGCAGATTAAAGCGGTTTTTTTATGTCTGTGGCAACCGCTAGATTTGTCGGTTAAAAACGGCAGGGGTCTAGGGATAGCATCTACTGTGGGATAGGTTTGAGAGAGATGCAAGGGTGGCGAAGCTAGTGCCCTTAACCAAACGACTGGCGGGTTCTGTTCATACGGCAATGGCTCCGAAAAGCAGATTAAGGAACTTAGTTTATCTCTAGGATAGGCTAGGTTCGTACACCGACAATTCACCAAAAAGCAAATGTTTAAACACTTAGTTAAACAATATAAGTTAAAGAGTAAAAAACAATCTTTATTATTAAAAATGTCAACTTTAACTTCTAACGAAATTGGTAACTTAATCAAAAAGTCTTCAGACGGTTTTTTACATACTAAAGAATGGAAAAACTTAAGACAACAAGCTATTGAAATTTATGGCAAGCAATGCGCTATATGTAAAGTTGTTCCAAATAAAAAAAACCCTTGCAACATTGACCACATAAAACCGCGTAAATTTTTTCCAGAATTAGCTTTAGACATTTTAAATTTGCAACCATTGTGCGCTAAATGTAATAAACGCAAAGGAAACAAATATTGACTATCACCCTTGGGGACTTTATTGCCAAACAAAAAACAATAAAAAATAAATAATTAAATTACAAAATTATTGCAACACAGATTGGATTAATTTGTATATAGTTAACATTGGCGGATAGGCTTGCAAACCGAAAATTGAGCATCTCACTCAACTTCCGTCACCCTAAATTGAGATGCAACTAGAGAGGTTGTAATGAATTGCTACAAAATAAATATTGTTGAAATTGCAATTAATACAAGGTATTTAACACTTATACAAGATTTGTCGTATAGGCGCTTACTTGACTGGTATTATTTAAATGAAAGACCAATACCTACAAGCAACCCATCAATGCTGATTGGGTTAAACGATTATTTAACAGACGTTGAACGAGTGTTGAACGACTATTTTGTACGCACAGATGATGGTTGGGTTAACAATCAAATAGAAGTTGCCATCGAAGCGTCTAAAAGAACAAAACAAATTAAACCTGAAGCTATAAAACCAGATAATGTTGATGCGAACATTTGGAATGATTTTATTGCGTTAAGAAAAACAAAAAACGCGCCATTAACAGAAACCGCTTTAAATGGCATTGTGCGTGAAGCAAAAAAAGCTAACGTCACAATTAATGATGCCTTGTCTATGTGTTGCTCTCTTGGTTGGCGGGGCTTTAAAGCTGACTGGGTAAAAGATACAAAGAAAAAAGAACCAGAATGGGTCACAGCCAAAAAAGATTGGGTAAACGAAATGACTGGAAAAACAGTAACCGCGGACATTATTGACATGGAAAACAATAATTTGAGGTTAGAAAAATGAGCTTGCCAATGAAAGCACTTGAAAGATTGTTTCAACGGTTAAGCGCAACGTATGGTTCAGAATTTATAAACAAATGGGATAAGTTACCTATTAGTGACGTTAAAACAGCATGGGCGCACGAGCTTTCATCATTTGCGGACAATTTAACGGCTATCGGCTGGGCATTGGAAAACTTACCAGAACGCTGTCCTAACGCAATAGAATTCAAGAAGCTATGTAGGCAAGCACCAAAACCTTTAATCGCACTAGAGGACTATTCAAAGGCTTCTGCGGACATCGTAGACGCTGAGATTGCTGAAATGGTTAAAGCTGTGGTTCAGCAAACGGATACAAATGACAGCAAGCGTGATTACAAAGCGTGGGCTAAAAATCTAAAGGCTCGGCACGATGCGGGCGAGAAACTGGAAATATTTCAAATAAGGTCGTACAAAGTTGCCTTGGGCATAACGGAGAAATACTAATGGAAAAAAGCAAAATTTACAAATTGTTAGATGAGCGTTTAGAAACATCACATGAGGCAATAAATGTCAAAATTGCTTATTTAGATATACATAAAGAATGGCAAATAGACATTGTTGGTAAGGGATATTTATTTTTTGTTGGCATTTATAAAACCCGTGATGAAGCAAAAAAAATTGCAAACATTGTAAATGAATATTTAATAAGCAAACATCGAATTTGTGTTGATCAAAGCGTTATAAAAACAGTAATTGAACAGAAAGATCATATTCGTGACGCCACGAAAATGATAAAACCAGAAAATAAACAAGTAGGTGGCACTCATTACAAATCAGATATTGAATGTTGGGATTACATTATCGCAAACCAGCTTGGTTACCTTGAAGGTTGTGCAATTAAGTACGTTACACGCCACAAAAGCAAGGGCGGGCGTGCGGACATACTTAAGGCGATTCATTATCTTGAGAAAATACTTGAGGTTGAGTATAAGGGTGAATCATGAAAGAAACAGTTTACTTTGACATTGTTGATAAGCGAATCGTATGCAAAGAATGCAGTACGCAAGAGTGTGTCAATTTCCCAATTGATGCCAAGCTACTGCAAGCCCAGTTTGATCTATTTGCGCGTAATCACATAGGGTGCGTGCGTAACCTGTACCGACCATTGGCAGATTGATTACAATGATATTTCAGATAACTAAAGAGCATATTAAGGATAACAATCTTTTGTTTACAAAAGTGGGTTGGTGGTGCTATAAATCAAATGAATCACAAATTTTACATGTAAGAGAAACAAGAGATGAAGTACAACAAATAGTATTTTATTTACAAACGGAGAAACCAAAATGAAAAAATTATTAGCAATCATTCTTATGACATTTTCAGTAAGTGCTTTTGCTTACTGCACAACTCAGGTTATATTTGC